GGTGCGTTTCCCCACCGCGTCGTGCTCGTCGCCATTTAGAGACTCCCTTTCCGCGCCCGCACCCACGCGCCCGCCGGCGTGAACCCGACGCCCGCCACCAGCGCCGTCGCCACCGGCTCGAACGCCGTCACCACCAGCGTGTCGGCACCGCGGCGCGCCGCCCAGTCCTCGAAGGCATCCATCAGCCGCACGCCCGTCTGCGCGTGAATCGTCTGCGGGATCTCGACCCACCAGAACAGGTCCGTCGCCAGCCGCACGCCCGTTACCGGGTGCGTCTCGGCCGCCACGCTCAGCACGCCGACAATCACCCGCGCGAGCACCGCCACCAGCAGCCGGCTATCGAGGTTGTCCCCCGTCACTTGCGTCGTCACGAACGGCTCGAGCTCGAAGGCGCTCTGGCTGATCGTCCCGCTGACGACATTCGCCGTGTAGCGCCCCGCCTGCGCGACGACGGCCGGCAGATCCGCTGGGGTCGCGTAGCGCACCACGACGCCGCCGCCGCTGACGACGATCGCGCCCGGCCCCTCACTCATCCGACTTGCTCCACGACGATCTGCAGGTCATACCGCATCAGGCCCGCCGCGCTGGTATAGGCCACCGCCACCCTCAGATCCGACGCCGCCAGACACCGCAGGAGCTTCGTCTCCGACACCCACGCATCGGCCGCGTCGGACGGCCACGCCAAGCCGGGATAGGTGAGCGGGCGCGCGTCGAGATCCAGCCAGGTGAGTGTCAGCAGGGCGCTCGAGCCGCCGGGATCCGCCACCATCCGCCGCAGGTACCACGTCACGCGATAGAGGCCCGACTGCAGCGGCGTCAGGATCACCGTCGCCGCGAGCGCCGCGCTCTGGTTGATCGCGCTGACGGTGTTCGCGGTCGCGCTCTGGCCCCAGCCGTCCACGAGCTGCTGCCAGCGCAGACGCATGAACGTCGTGATCGTGCCGTCCTTCGGATCGGCAATCGGCGTGCTCGCCGGGATCGGCGCCAGCGCCCGCCCCGCCATTACGCCGCACTTTCAAGGTTGTTGACATAGGCGTCCACGACGCGAAAGGGCACGGGATCGGAAAAGGTGAACTCGGCGACGGCGTGATTGATGAGCCCGAGCCGCGTCCAGTAGACGCGCGTACGCCACGCGCCCGCCGCGCCGGTGGACGCGCGCAATTCGTTGCCCCACGTCAGGCCGGCGTCGTCGCTGATCCGCAGCATGACGGTGGGTGCCGCGCCCTGGCCCGTCTGATCGGCGAGCCCGACGTCCATCAGCAGTTCGATCTGATCGATCGACGTGCGGCGCTTCTCACTGACGAGCGCCGGCGTGCGGCGCAGGCGGCGGATCCCGGTGCCGTCGAGCTCGGTGGCGAAGGACGGGTCCATTTCGGCGATCATCCCCGTCGTGCGGTCGCCCGTCAGGTGTTTGCCGTAGGCCATGACGTGGCAGCGCGGTGCCCACGGGTCGTAGCGGCCCGTCTGCGGATTCCAATGGCCGCGGCGCGTCCACGACTGCTCGGTCTGGTCGTAGCACCACGTCCCGCCACGCGGAAACGTGAGGTTCGTGAAGAGGTGCGCGTCGGTCTGGTGATGGAGGATCTCGGTATCGGCGAGTCCGCCGTTGCGCGAGTACCCGGCGACGGCGGTCGCCATCGCCCGGGACGACACGGACTCCGGCGCCCCGCCGCGCGTCTGCACCAGCAGCCCCTGGCCCGCCTGGTTGCGCGACAGCCAGACGTTGCCCACTTGCGCCACCGCGTAGGCAAACGGCCCGACGATCCCGATCACGCCGACGAGCCCCGAGAGCGGCGCCCAGGGCTGGGTGCCCTGGCCGGTGTTGTACCAGACCTCGAAGCTGTCGGTGCCGACGAGCCAGACCAGGTTGTTCTGATCGACAAACATCGCGCGCCACGGATCGGCAAAGAGGGACCGCTGGAAGAATTGCGCGGCGTTCCAGACGGTGAGGTTGTTCAGGTTCGACAGGTTCACCTTGCCGGTGCTGCTGTTGAACGCGAGCCCGAAGCCGGAGGCATAGGCGACGTGCGTGTAGCCGCCGGCGAGATACGGCCCGCTCAGCACGTTGGTCGTCAGGTCGTAGCTGAAGATATTGCCGCCCGACGCAATCGCCATTTGCCCACCAACGACGCCGTTGTAGGCGAGTTGCGCCGGGTTGGCGTCGAGCGAGACGGTGCCGCGCCGCGTCGCGTTGCCGTTGACGTCGAACTCCCACAGGCCGGCGCCGATGACGGCGAACAGGCGGTTGTTGGCGATACTCACCATCGCCCGCGTGCCGACGTCGGTCGTCGCCATGCCCCAGTAGCGAAAACCGGGTGTCGGCAGCAGCGCCGCCTCGTTCGTGGCGTCTTTCGGCAGGCGCTCGACGTAGAGGTTGACGGTGTCTTCGCCGGCACCGACGAGCGTGGACGCGGTGCCCGCCCCGCCGACGAAGCCCGGCCACTTTGGCATCTACGTCACCATCCCGGTCCGGTAGTCGTAGGTGCCGCCGCCCCCGCCGGGCACGCCGCCATCGCGCGTGTCCGCGTCGTTCACGCGGCCGAGATTGCTGCCGAAAACCTCGCGCAGACACTCACTCAGCGCCTGCTCTGACGCCGGCGCGAACGTCTGGCCGAAACTCGGCGCCGCTTTCTTCGCCGTCCACAGCCGCAGTAGTTCACCATAGCCCGGCGGCACGTCGAGGCGGTCGGTGTCCGCGACGGCGACGAGCGCCTGGTCCGTCTCGAGCGTCACCACGTACGGCATCGACGGGATCGGCCAGAAATTCAGCTCGCCATTCGGCCACGTCGGGTTGTAGTACACGCCCTCCGGAATCGGACTCGTCAGGAGCGGCGCCGTCTGGCCCTGATACCAGCCCGCCGACTGCAGCGGCACGTCCAGACTGGTCGCCGGCGCCAGGTCGAGCGCGACGCTGTAGAGCCGCACCGGGCGCCGTGACACGACGAACGTGCCGGTCGGACCGACGGTATGCGGGCTCAGGCCCGGTATCAGCGGGCTACTCGTCAGCGTCCGCGCAAAGAGCGCGTTCGGCGTCACGGCGAGCCGCTCGAGGATCTCGTTGAGGAACGTCAGACAGAGCGCCTGATCTTCGGCCCGCACCACGTCGCCGCCGCGCGCGACGCGGATCTCGGTGAGCGCGCCGGCGATCAGATCGGAGACGGGGATCGGCATGGCTACCGCTTGCGCGCCGGCGCCGGCCCCCGCACGGGTGCCGCCTCGGCGGTCGGGGACGGCTTCTCAAGCAACCAGCCGTCCGCAATCGCGTCGGCTTCCTCGTGCGCCGTCTGCACGACGAGGTAGAGCGGCCCCCCGTCCTCCGAGACGCCGGCCTTGTGGACGTGCCGGGGATACAGCGCGCTGAGGCCGTGCGGGTCCGTCACGGACAGCGGCGGGTTCATCTGGTCGAAGGCTTTACCCTGCGTCATCGGTGCTCCATTCCGCACGGGGTTACCCCCGCGCACGCCGTGCCGGCGGCTCCGTCTCGCGCGCCGCCGCCGCCGTGAACGTAAACATCAGCGGCGCGGTCGGGGCGCCGGTGCCGTTCCGCACCGTCACCGGCACGCTGTCCGGCCCGAGCCAGACACTCATGTCGATCCCGGTCGTCACCTCCGTCGCTGACACCAGCGTCGTCGGCTCGTCGTGGCCCGCGAAGCTGATCACCGAATCGGCGGTGAAGCCGGTGCCCTGGACCTGCAACGTCGTAGACGGCGCGCCGATCGCGATGGTATCCGGCACGAGCGCCGTCACGGTGAGCGGCGGCGCCGGCTCCCAGTTCCACTGCCCGAGCGCGTCGCCCTGCGTCACGCCCTCCACGAGCTCGATCCCGCCCTGCGCGAAGACGCAGAGGCGCACCGCGCCCGTGTCGCGCACCGCCTGGACGACGGCGGGGCTTTCCGTCGCCGGGTTCTGCACCGTCGCCGGATGATGGTAGATGACTATGTCGCCGACGACCGGCGGTTCGCCGTCGGTGGCGCTGCGTGTCGTGCGTGTCGTGCGTGTCGTCACGGGGAACCTCCTGATCAGCAGCACAAGGGATGAGACGGCCGCGCGCGGGGGGACACGCGCAGCCGTCCCCGGCGGTCAGGCGCAGGCAATCGCGACGGCGCACTGCTCCGCGAGGCCAATGCCGAAGCCCCACGTCAGATCGAAGCGCGTCGTCATCGAACTGGTCCGGTTGTCCCAGTCTTGGATCAACCTGATGGCTAAGCCGGTTTTGGCGTCCTGATACTGCTTGCAGAACTCGGCTTTCGTCGGCTCCTCGAGCTTCACGCCGGCAATGAAGAACGCGCCAGGATAGAGCCCGAGCCCGATCTTGCCCACCTTGTCATTCGGCGCCGTCGTGCCGGGCCACAGCGTCAGCGCCGCGAGCGGCGCCGGCAGCGCATCCACGTTCTGATAATGCGAGCCGGGCCCGTAGATCGGCGGATAGATCGTGATCGTCGCCGCCGCGCTCGCCGCCGTCACCGCCGCCGTGACCGTGAACGTCTTCGTCCCCGCCGTCGCCGTGCTGTTCACGGTGCGTGACATCAGGTTCACTTCGTTCACGTTGGCGATCGAGAACTTATCGCCCTTCTTGAACGTGTCGCCGCTGGTGACCACGAGATTGATCGACGCGCCACTCTGGGCTGCCGCCGCGCTCATCGTCACCGCGCCGGCCCAGTGCCCGGCCGTGTGCCGATACAGACTATTCGACGCATACCAGTCGAAGCTGTCGCTCTTCTGCACGAACCCGCTGCGGAACTGCTTGCTCAGGTCGAGTTGCGGATTAAAGAAGCTGTTCGCGCTCGTCTTGACCACGCGGTTAACGGCCGGCGGCAGGAACAGCCCCAAGTCGTCATCGTCCACCGGGCAACCCATCTCGGTCAGCCGCTGCAGCGCTGCACCCGACGTCAGATCGTAGGTGCCGGGGTTCGTGCCGAGCTGCCCGACGACCATGCTGCTGTTCTGCGCCGCGAACTGCGCCGCGCTCGACTCGATCTCCTGCCGCAGATACGCGACCGCCGGCTTGAGGTAAATCTCCTCGACGCGCTCTTCGCCGCGCTCCATGTCGAGCGCCTGCTCAATCGAGCCCCACTCGAGCGCGATCGTCGCCGTCTGGTCGATGCTGATCGTAGTCGTCGGCCGGTCGAGCCCCTGCGCGGTAAACGTCATGTCGTTGCGCTGGACGACGTAGCGCTGCGAGAGCGGCACCGTCATCGTGCGGCCGATCGCGAACTTTTGCGCGTAGTCGCCGGAGTACTCGTCGCTGAAATAGGGCGCAACCGCGAGGCTGTTCTTGAGCAGCGACAAGCCTTTCATCGCCACCCAGGTCGTTTTGTTGAAGGTATTCGTCGCCATGCAGAAACTTCCTTAACCTGCGCGTCCGGCCCGCCGGCGCATCCGGCGCTCGACTTCGGCAGCGTCGAACGCCGCAAAGTCGTTGCGTTGCAGGGCCGAGCGCACCGGGTCGGTGCTGCGGCCCGCTTTGCCGAGCGTGGGCGGCGGGGGAGGCGCGGAACTGACACTCGTGACAGGCGGCGGAATGTCCCTCAACGCGCGGTCAGGCGCGCTGAGGCTGTCCTCGTAGGCCAGCCGGCCCTCGAGGCGGCGGAACTCCGTCACCAGATGATCGATATGCGCTTTCGCGCGCCACTGCGGGGGGACGCGCAGCACGGACTCCGGTGGGGTCACCAGGGCGCGCAGCGCGTCCGGGTTGGCCGAGATGTGCTTGAGGAACGCGACCGCCTGCGGGCTGTCGTAGAGCAGCTCGCCGATGATGTGCGTCGGCCCCGGCGTCTGGCCGGTGCGGCGCGCATGATCGAGGCCGCCGAGATTTTTCGCTTCGTCCGAGAGGGACGCGACGAACTCCGGATCGGCCGTTTTCGCCGCGGTCAGGCGCTCGCGGAACGCCTCATCGCGCGCGACGAGCGACTGGTGCCGCTGGACCTGCTGGTCGCGCTGCGCGGTCTGGGCGGCCTGGTGCTTGGCCGCCAGGTCATGCAGGAACAGCGTTTGCGCGGCGGTGTATTCGGGGTAGGTGTCGAAATCATCGATCTTCGGCGCCTCGGGAAGCGCGAGCAGGCGCGCGACGCGCTGCTTCGGCGTTTCCTGCGCGGGGACCGACTCGCCCGGTGCGGGCGGTGGCGGCTGACTCGGGGCCGGCGGCGCCGCGCGCGTGCGGTGCTCGAGCTCCTGAATCCGCTGCTCTTGCTGGGCAATGCGGCGTTCGTAGTCGTTGATGGCCTGCTGGCGCTTCGAGACGGCGCGCTCGCCGGTCGTGGCGCTGTCGGCGGCGTCGGCCTCCGGCGGCACGCGCGGCGCGCTCGCGGGATCGACGGCCGGCACACTCTTGCCCTGCCGTTTGGCGACGTGCGCCCGATCGAACGACGCATAGTCGCCGGCGTCGGCCGCCGCGCGTTCGGCGGAGACGGGTGCCGGGGCGAGCGGGGCGGATTCTGCGGCGGCGGGCGGCTGCGCGGATGCAGCGCCGGCCAGTTCGTCGGCCATGACTCAGAGCCTGCCTTTCGGTCGAGGTTGAGCCAGTGTGCGGAGGACGATCCGGGCGCGCCACAATTATTTTCGGGCGGGCTCGGCGCGAGCCCCTACGGGGCGTCACCACGCCGGCATAGAACGCCCGCGCGGCTGTGAATCGGACGCGGCGGATGGACAAGAACCTAACGGTCGGTTATACTGGGAACGTGACATGGGCGGAAGTGATTCGGAAACTCAGAGCGGCGGGATTCGTGGAGCAGCGGAAGGGGAAGGGCGCCCACGTCCTGTATCGGCATCCCGACACCGGCCGACAAGTGTGGGTCACGGTCCACGCGAAACAGGACTG